GGCAATCTCTATAGAACATACGACGAAGCCAGAGACGTTGCTAACTCTCTAAACCCACCAGGTAATGGTCGTGGTGTTTCTATTGAAACCATCTATAACAATGTCCGTACCGGTACAGAACACTGGATGTCTGACCAGACACAAAGTGCCGAAAGCGGATATAAGATCATCAATACAGAGGTGGTTCCTTACATTCGTCCACAGGTTATTACTGTAGCATGTACCTCAATGAAGCCATTCACCAAGGTTTGGTCATTCTTTGACAATGAGCCAATGTCAGCTTATTCAAGACCAATCACCTCAGATCAGTATACCGCTATTACTGATGGTGTTGAGAATACACTACCAGAAGGTCCATGGTCTGCCGAAGGTTCTGATCTTGTTACTGACGAAAATGGCACTCTATACTTCCAGTTGCGTCTACCACCAGAGAAGAAATTCCGCACAGGTAGTCGTGCTTTGGTTATTGCAGATACATTCGTACCAGTCAATGAAGCATCGGTTTCACCGCTTGGTGCATCTGACGATCTATCAACTGGTGGTCGTTCATTCTTCTTTGCTTCTGGCACCGCAGTAACAAAACAGAAAACAATCTATTCATCAAGACATATCGATTACTACGATAAGGAAATTGAAGAAACATATAGCAGCAACGCATTCCAAGATATTGCCGCTCCACCACCACCTCCACCAAGAGGTAAGCATTGTTCCGCTTACTCATTCTTGTCACTGGCACCCGATGGTGAAGAAGGCATGTTCCTGACCTCTGTTGATGTTTTCGTTTCTCGTATCAGAGACAAGGGTATTTGGTTTGAAATCCGTGAAATGACCGCTGGTGGTACAATCACCCGCAACCAGGTACCATTCTCAGAGGTTTGGTACGAAGATGTTACACAGATTCCAATCTCTACAGATGGTAAGACTAATCCTCTAAACGTTAAGTTTAAGGCACCAATCTTCTTGTATCACAATACAATGTATGCCTTTATCATTCACCCTGTCGATGGTAACCCAGATACATATTTCTGGACTGCCAAGTTGGGTCAGACCGATCTTAATGGCAAGGGTCAGTTTAACAACCGTCGTAATACTGGTACATTCTTCCAGACTAACAATAACATCAACTGGGATATCATTGCCGACGTTGATCTAACTTGTAAGTTCTATAGAGCAAACTTTGCTGTTAATACAGAAGGTGAAGCTATTCTTGGTAACAAGCCTGTTGAAAATCTGCTACTATCAAGCAGAACAAAGAGCCTCAAGCCAAGACAGGGTGATGTATTCACCACTGGTGCTAAACTTGTTCTATCATCAAACGGAACAATTCAGACTACAGATATTCTAAAGGGTGTAACATCTCTTGCAAACTCTTCCGTATCTGCAATCAACGGCTCAACCTATTCAATGTCTAACACTGGATACTCCGTTGGTGAAACAATTAACGTCTATGCTGCTAACAATGTCTATCGTGGCATTTCAGCTAACGTTACCTCTGTTTCATATGGCCGTGGTGTTCTAAACTACTATGTTGATGGTCCAACCACAAATGCTGCTATCACTTACAGCATCGCACAGTTGACCAACTCTGACGGTAACTTTAGTGCCAATGACTATATCTTTAGCATCACCAACCCAGATTACAATGCCGTAATCGGTGAAGTTAAGAACTATAGATACTCTGCTATCTCATTTGAGCCAGGCACAATGTCATTCAAAGACACTGACCTAAAGTTCCAGATGCGTTCTTACTCAAACACCAGCGTAGAAGGTTCTTACGTTTCCGTTCAGCCATCAGAAACATACTACTATGATGCCGAACAGGCTCTACATTCTAAGAGCAATGAAACAGCCGTCCTTGGTGGTGCTAGATCAAATCAAGTTAGAGCAACATTCCTATCTGGCAAGACTGGTGTTTCACCTGTCCTAGATATGGGTAGAACACACACAATCTATCTTGATAACGTCATTACTGCCAACTCTGGTGGTGAAACAGCCGCTTCTGGTGGTGAACTAATTAATAGATACATCTCCAGAACTGTTACACTTGCGGAAGGTCAGGACGCAGAAGATATCCAGGTAGTTCTAACTGCATATCGTCCACCAAACACAGATGTTAAGGTTTGGATCAAGATCCTACATCGTGAAGATTCCACACTATTTGAAAATGCACCATGGATCGAACTATCAAGAACCTCAGGCGATGTCTATTCATCACTTGCTTTCAGAAATGACTTCAAGGAATATACATACGGCTTTGCTACTGCTAACTTGACAGGCACCAATGGTGAGGTTGAATACACTAACTCTGCTGGCGTTAAGTTCACAGGTTATAAGTATTTCGCTGTCAAGATTGGTATCGTCAATACACAGAACAACACAGCGGTTTATCCTCGTGTTGGTGACTTGAGAGCAATTGCACTACAGATATAAGGTGAATAATGGAAATTGAATTTGATCTACAAAATGACTTTAGTGAAGTAGAAGAATATGACTTTGGAAACGGACCAGTACCAGCACACCGCCACCCTCGTGGTGGTGGCTGGGTGGCCAACACAGCTTCGGTTGATGATACTTGCTATGTCGGTCCATATGCCAGAGTTTTTGAAAATGCTCAAGTAAGCGGTAGTTCTATCATCAATGATGGTGCTTCCGTATTCGGTAATGCTACAGTATGCCTTGGTTCAAGAGTTTATGGTGATGCCATGGTATATGATAGCGCCTCGATTAGAGACAATGCCAGAGTAAGTGGTTTCAGTAAAGTATATGGTAATGCCAGGGTCATGAACAATGCCCAGATATATGAGAACGCTGAAATCTATGACAATGCCATTGTATGTAACAATGCCGAAATCTATGATAACTGTAAAGTTTATGGCAACGCTTACATCTACGAGTGTATTAGATTGTATGGCCACACGGTAGTTACCAGAAAGCCGCTACTTGGTCTTGGTTTTGATTACCCAGTAACCGTTACCGATCATCATGTTCTATTAGGTTGCACGGTGGCTCCACCATCAATACTAAAGAAACTCGGTAGAAGAATTATAACCTTGATAGGCTATGATAGAGAAACTGCCGAGTTATGGTTGGATATCGTTTCTAAACTTATTGAGGTGCATGGTTGTACCGATATTGAGGAAGAACTTACACCAGAGAACGAACGTAACGTTATACTAAATCTCATAACAGAAAGAAATGCAGGAAGTGACAGAGATTCGAGAACCAGATAAAAGAACCGACAGACCAGGAATCTATAGGACCGCTGAAGGATTTCTTATAAATAAAGATAACGATGCTCTAGCCGCTTATAAGAAACGCAAAAGAAAAGAGCAGGCGGTAGACAAGATACAAGAACAGATAAACGAGTTGAAAACTGATATCAACGAGATCAAAGATTTACTTAAAGGATTAGCGAGAAGATAAGATGGCATTAGCAAACGTCGCACTCACAGATACATTTGATTATTGGAGAACAGTCACAAACTCAACCGTTGTTGCTCTAAACGACAAGTTGATTTTCTGTAATACATCAAATGCTAATACAGTATCTATTCCATCATTCGCTTCTAGATCAAGTAATCTTACTATCAACATTCTAACATCTTCATCGGTCAATGATTCCGCTTCTGGAAACATTGCTTCCGCTCTAGTTGTTAATACAGTTCACGGACTTGCTATATCTTATGTGACTGCTGCTAACAGCAATGCACAGATTTCGGTTGCTTCTGCTAACGCATGGTCAAATGCCGTAGGTCTGGCGTCAAATGGTTGGTCAAATACTGTATCACGTTCTGCTAACTCATGGTCAAACACAGTTGGTGCGTCAGCTAATGCATGGTCAAATGCCGTAAATACATATTCAATTGCTACATATGCCACTAAGATTAGTCCAACATTCACCGGCACCGTTACAATTGATGCTAACATTGCCAACCAAACACTAACCGACGGTTCGACAATTAACTGGGACGTTTCTCTTGGTTCAGTTGCCACGGTCACACTAGGCGGTTCTAGAACAATGGCAGCGCCGACCAATCTCAAAATTGGTACATATATACTCCATGTGGTACAAGATGGTTCAGGTGGCAGATCACTAACTTGGAACTCCGTATTCAAATGGCCTGCTGGTGTTGCACCAACTCTCACCTCCACAGCAAATCGCCGTGATTTGTTCTCATTCGTATGTGACGGCACAAATCTATACGGTTCATACCTACCAGATGTGAGGTAATAATATATGTTTCTAGCACCGATTGTTAGACCAACTAAGGTAGTTATAATCAGCGCAAACACGAGTGACGTTGATCTATATTCTTCTGTAAGTAGTCCATCATATCCATTAAATGTTCTTTGCTTCGTTAATGCTGCTGTTTCAGGTTCAACACCAACGACTCCAGCTTTCAGAACAAATTCATCATGGACTCCTGGTACATGGATCTATATTGAGAACAATTCTACTATTACAGGTTCAAAAGGTAATAAAGGCTCTACAGGCTCTACAGGATCCAAAGGTTCTACAGGAACTACAGGCGGCCAAGGAACTACAGGTAGTAATGGCTCTGGTGGTCACGGTGGTCACGGCGCTAGTCATACTAATACAGGCAACCATGGTGGTGGCGGTGGTACAGGTGGTACCGGCGGTACAGGTGTTACAGGCGGCACTGGTGGCACGGGAGCCAAAGGCGGCACAGGTGCTACAGGAGGTACTGGTGGTACATCATTCGTAGCCGACGCTGCCACAGGTGTTGCTATCGTTCTTAACAACAAAAATGCTATTGTCGGCGGTACAGGCGGCGATGGTGGTGATGGCGGAACTGGTGGTGCTGGCGGCGACGGTGGTGCAGGCGGCGCAGGTGGCCACGGAGGAAACGGTGGCGGCGGAGGCGGCGGCGGTGGCGGCGGTGCTCACGGCTACGGACAGCATTATAACACTGGTGCTTATGGTGTTCAGCACGCCCACGGTGCTAACGTCCACGCAGGTGGCGGTGGTGGTGGCGGCGGTACAGGTCACGGTGGTCATGGTGCTCCTGGCGGCGATGGTGCAGGTCACGGTGCTAATCACGGCGGCGGTGGTGGCGGTCCAGGTGGCGGACACTATGGCGGTAACCAACACCACGCACACGTTCATGGTGGTCATGGTGGCGCCGGCGGCGCTTATAATGCTGCTGGCGGTCATGGTGGTTCAGGTCACGGTGCAGGTAACCACGGTGGTGCTGGCGGTGGTCCAGGTGGCGGCGCCGGTGCTTTTGGTGCTACTGGAGCAACTGGAGCCACAGGTTCAACTGGTGCTCAAGGCGCCACAGGTGATACAGGAGCCCAAGGCTCTCAAGGTAATGCTATCACAGGTAATACATACATCAATTACATCAACAACACCCATGTATCGGGCCCAGTTGCTTAAGAGGAACAAATGAACATTCAATATCGCATCATTAAGATTGATCCGGAATCACACGGTGTAGTAATTCGCTATTTCACCGACAAGTTGACTGAAATGGATCTGGCATCATCATTTAACGAAGATGGTTCTGTTAAGCTAAATGCAGACGGTTATCCTGTTGCTACAAGAACCGACGTTCTAATGACCTTGTATGATACACCAACTCCATCTACAGAAGAAGTTGAAAAGAGAATTATGATCAATGCTCCTGTTGATTGGTTGAAGATCCATGAAGAAATCAAAGATCCAAATATCGATACCAAGATGAGAAACCTTAGAGATTTGGTTGGAGATACCAAGGCATTCACGGTTGAGGACATTAAAGACCTAAAGAATGCCATGATCGCAGAACAGGCTGCATCGGCAGAGGCAATACAGAAAACCGAAGAAACCGAACTTCTAAAAGCATATGATACTGTCACCAACCTGGTTGATTCCTTAAAGGTTCTATCTGAAAAAGATCCATCATTCATACAAGAGTTTTCGGAACTGCTCAAAAGATAAATATAAATAGGTAGTTAAACAAAGAAAGAGACTCGATGGCCGAATACGTAGAACTTTACATTGACCAAGGGAGCGATTTCTCCACTACCATTAACCTCAATGATGACAATACAAATCTTCCTCAGAATGTTTT